TTCTCCTAGCTAATAGTTGTAACTTTGCGTTTATCGTTCATGACAGCCCCACACCCTTTAGCTATAAAACCGCCGTTTTTCATTTTAGCACGATTTTGTTTCTTCATAGATTTTTCAATAGCCATACCTCTTTTTGTTTCGTAAGAAGATAATTTACCGTCTTTATCTAAATCTGCTTTCTTTGGATTTTTTAATGTTGTCATAATATTACTTTATCTTAATCTGTTTGCCATAACAATTCCCTGGCCTCTAATTGTAATTGGTCCACCAGTTGCTGCTTTTTTTCTGCCATCTTTCCAACTAATTCTTTTTGGTCCTTTTTTCTTTTTTGCAGCAGAAGTGCATTGCGCCATAGTTGGTCTACATGCTGGGTAACCTCTTTTTTCACCTTTTTTTCTACCGCAGGGTTTGCCTGTTTTGCAATCAACCCACCCTGTTCCTTTATTTTTAGAAAACCAATCTCTAAGTGTTTCTTTTTTAGCCATTATCTTAATCTATCAGCCATTACTATACCTTGGCCTCTGATTGCACCACCAACTGATTTTTTTACTCTTTTTTTACTTTTTCCGTAGTTTGCAGCTCCAACTTTTCTACATTGTACTAATCTGCCACTTGCATAAGCAGAAGGCCAAACTTTTGCACTTGCTTTTACTTTGTGATAACAAGCATCTTTTTTGGTTTTCTTAGCAGATCCACCCTTTTTCATTTTAATTGATTCTAATGTTTCAGCTTGTTTTGCATGTGATTTGCTTGCCTTTTTTAAACCTTTGACAACTTTATTTATTTTAGCTTGTGCCATCTAACAATCCCAATCTCTTCTAGCCCAATAATTAGCACTACATCTATCCGTAGTGCCACCCATACCTTTACTTCTAGCGCAATAAGATTTCTTTCTTGCTTTGCTATCTTTGTGCATACCAAGTTTAGCATCACCAAAGGTTATGCGTTTGACTCTAGAGCTTTCACTACTACAACCTTTTACAAAAACCTCTTTACGTTTTTTACCGTACCCAGGACTACCTTTTGAGATAGCCCTTGGTCGGTTAAGAGTTACTGTTTTACCCTTGTACTCTGCCATTAATAGTTTTTGTTAAGAACTAATATTATTGAGTAAGCGTCTCCGCTTGAATGTCCAACCGTTGTAAAATCTATATCTCCGGTAACGCCTGAACCTGCGTTATTTGGTATACCTGTAAATCTATCGTCATAGTATTCATCACCTGTACTATCAGCGGGTAAGGGTATTGCTAAGACGTTTGTGCTAGCATCAAACTCAATATCAACACCCATACCTCTAGTAGCCCAGTAAATTCTACCTATAGATACACCCGTACATGATTCACCCGCACTATTAGTAGTAAGAGCAGAAACATCTACTTTCTTTACAGAAGATTCACCTGTACCGTCAGACTCATTAGTAAACTTTAAAATGGCAATTTTTTCACCATCCTGAATAGTCTGGGAAGTTACTGTATCAGCCATTATTTACTCCTATCTTTCGCAGATTACATTTATGTAATCAATTGTCATAGTTTTAGCTGCTGCTTCACCATTTTGAATACCGAAAGATACGGTTAATTCTTCATCATCTGGTAAGTTAGTGTTGACTACACCTACTGGTGCGGCAGTTCCTATAAAATATGATACTTGAGAAGTGTTTGGATCTATAAAGAAACCAACATCAACAAATGTATCGTCAGCTAAAGTAGTAACTGCTGCTGTAGTAGTGTCAGTACCATTCTTTTCTATATGAAAATCTAGGTTTGTATCCCCATCATCTTTCATAAAGTAAACACCATCTGAAACAGCAAGAGGTGTTGTATCGGTTATTTGTAGACCCATTACAACATCAGATTGTGTTGCATCACTTACTTTGAATCTAGCTTCAAAAAAAGCTCTTTTACTGCTGCTTAGTTTGAATGACTCACCTTTTAACTGTAAAAAGTCTAAATCATTATCACCTGCTGCATTAGTAAGCAAAAGTTGACCGCCTGCTCCAGAAGTCAAAGCCTCTGTAGCTGAACCTGTACCAGCTTCAGTTGTAGTGATTGTAAAATCGCCAGAAGCGTAAGTCATAAAATCATTTGAGTATTGATAAAACAACGAACTGGACGGGTTTACCAAGAACATAGGAACATCTTTCTTATGTTTGGTGGACTCGCTGTTACCAGCGTTAAGTATTAAGTTTTGGAAATGTGGATTAGCCATCTTGAACTCCTTATATTTGTATTAATGGAAACCGTAAACGGCCCTCATCAAGCTAATTAATTTTAAACCAATTTTAGTTTACACATATAAAAACAATCAGGCAAGAAAAAGGGATGCCGAAACATCCCTTCCTCCTAGTAGTCGGGTGACGGTGACTACTAAGCCATTAAGCTCCCTGAGAACCGAATACAGCTCTAAAGTTAGAGAATCCAAAAGAATATCTCTCTCTAGCTTTGTATCTCATATTACCAGTATCAAAATCACCTTCTAACGCTGTAGAAAGTGGTGATCTTTCAAAGTGCTTGAATCCATCAGGACAATCTGTCTTGATGAAGAAAGCATCTGTATCAGTTAAGTAGTGATTAACTACATAACCGTCAGGTAACATTCCCATGTTTCTGATTGCATTAACATCGTTGTCAGATGTTCCTACTCTCCCTGGGGATTGTAAGAGTCTGTCAGCGACGAATTGAAGTTGAGGTGGAACGATTAGTTTCATTCCTCTCAAAGCAATAGTCAAACCTCTGTCATCAGTGAATGTTGATATTGAAATCAAAGCATCTTCTAATGAAGTTTCATTAAGGTCAGCCATAGTAGTTGCTCTGTTAGCAAGAGTACCACCGCCACTCATGGCGTGATCTGTAGCTATCAGTGTACTACCGTCGCCTCCTGTTGCAGAGAACGCGTTGTTCAATACAGCAGCAGCCTTAATTTGTTTGGTATTTGCCATTGATCTAGCTAACGCCTTAGTGTATCTAGCACCAAGTCTGTCATATAGATTATCTTCAACAGCTTCTTCTGTTAATGCAAAAGCCAAAGCAACTGTTTCGTGTGTGTAACGTGAAGTATAGCCTTCAGAAGCATTATCAAACCTAATGCCTGTTCCTTCTGCTTTTACTTCTGCGTTACCGAAACCTGAAATTAGAACTTCTTCTTCAAACGCTCTGTCAGAAGTTTCCGTATCAAAAATTTCAGCATGTTCAGCTTCATACCTGGAGTATTCCAACCCAAAAAGGGCGTTCAATCCAGGCTCTAGTTCTTTCGCTAATTGCGCTCTATTAATTGCCATTATTAAACTCCCGTTACTGTGGTATAGAAATGCTCGTTAATATATACGATTGCGTTTATATTAGCTGATCCAGTTGTACTATTTGAAGGGTCAGTAGAGAATCCTACGATTCTAAACTGAGCTGTAGTTGCTGCTGTGGTAGAAGAAATTTCTGCCGCAGACATACCAGTTTTTGTAGAGCCAGCAGTGTAAGCCAACTCGACGTTGTTACCTACAGCTGTTTGCGCTAAAGAACCAGTGCATTGCACTTCAAATAATGTATCAGGATCATCTTCAACAAAAGCAACAATATCAGAGGATACAGTAGTTGTAGGGAAGTGTGATGAAAAAATCACTTCACCTGAACTATTTGTAAATTTACATCCTCTGAATATTCCCAATAAAGTTGTTGCTGCACCAGCTACTAAAATAGTACCAGTGTTCAACATCTTAACTGGGTCGCCTGAAAAAATGTCTCCAGTTGCGCCAGAGGCAATAGAATATTCAGTGACACCGCCGTTTGCGACGCCGCCACCTTTTTTGCCTACTGAACGAAACCCGAAAGGTGCATCTTTATTTGCCATAATAAGTTTTCCTTATTCAGTTATTTAATTTAATTACAGTGATAATCACTCACGATTACCACCACCAAAAGTTACGCTTGTTTTTCTCTCTGGTTTTAAAATCGGAGAGCTTGGATCTGATTCCTGCATTAGATCATGGTCAATTGCATCTTGTTGCAATTGTGCGCGATTAGAAAAGTAGGCGTTTCTTTCATTTCGCGTTTCAGTAGGAATCTTGGCCAAAAGCAAACCACCCACGGAAACTACTCCTGAGTGTCTTCCATCGTCAAGCGTGGGAATCTCGAAGCCATCTAACTCTTCAGCTCTAACAAGGTCAAAACCTTCTCTAAGCCTAGCAGTTACATTTTTTCTATCTTCCTGTCCAACGATTTCAGCTCTTATCCACCTGTATTCATATCCTTCAGGTGGCTCTGGAGTGTCCAACATTTGGGGGCGACGCCAAGGTTTGCGAGCAGTATCTTTTGCTCGAGTTTCAGCAGAACGTGATGTTCTGTTTTCAGTAGATGCTTGCACATCTGTTGATTCGTTTTGTTCTATTTCGTTTGTCATTTGCTTACCTCTTTATATGTTTTGCATATTCTTGTAACGGTACATTCAAACGACGTGCCATTTCGACTTCACTCTTAGTGAGTTTTACTTGCCGTTTGCGTCCAGAGCTTTCGCTTCTACCTGCGGGTGCTACAGTTTGTTGCATTTTACCGCTAGTTTCTGCCTCTCCTCCACCACTAAACTTATGTGGAAATTCTGCTCTTATACGTTTATCAATCTCAGTATAGTATGTTGGATCATCAGTATCAAATCCTTCCTCTTCTATCAGTCTTCTGTGAATGTTAAAAGCTACTAAAGTCATAGCTTCATCTTCACCAAACCACTCATTTTTGCCAGCCCAATCTTCTGCTGCTGGGTCTGGTTGTGGTGTTGCTTGAGGTTGTTGTAAACCTTGAGATATTTGTGGAGTTTGCACCTGTTGATACTCTGTTGTAGGTTCAATAGACAATCTACCATTAGCTATTTTACTTTCCTCAACAGTAATCTTGTCGAGAATATCTTGAGCTTTGGTAACTTTGTCCCAATCTTGATCTTTGTAAGCAGATTTCAAAACCGCGTTAGCTTGCGCTCTTTGGGCTTTTAATCTATTTTCAGCTTCAGATTGGTAATTTTCAGCATATTGGGTTGTATTTTGCTTCAGGACTTGGTTTTCTGCCTGTAGATTTTTTGCGTACTCGTATGCTGATTCAGCTGCGCGTTCTTGTTCGCGCATTTTTTTTGTTAAGGTTTTGATCCTTTTCTGAACATTTTTAGAGTAATCCTCTAATTCGTCTTGCTCCTGATCCGCTTTTGTTTCTTCTACAGAAACATCCTCTATAGGAGCTGCAACTTGTTCAGATTGTGAATCTTGTTCAACTTCATCTAATTCTACGACTTCGGTAGGTTCTTGTTCCTCAGTCTGTATTGCTTCGTTTTCTTGCATGATAATTCCTCATGTTAGACACTGACTATATCGTCAGGGTCTTCTATAATTGCAATGACTTCGTCATCGTTGATAATACGGCACTCTGCATCGTCACCAAGCTTAAACCTGGCTCCTGCATATCTACCAATTAATACCCATTGTTTTTCTTGGCACCATGGGGTATCGCCAAATTTGTTCTGATCTGCATAACAAAGAGGTCCCATCTTAACTACGTAGGCAACCACAGTAGCTAATGATTCTCTTTGAACGGTTTCTTTTGCTAGAACAATACCACCTTTAGTTACTGCTTTACCTTTGTAGGGCAATATCAATAACCGCCAACCTGTCGGTTGAGGCATACGTTCTAAATAGGATTTATCTAATAGTGTAGGATCTAGGACACGGTCATCGGATTTGACGTATGCTTGATCTAATTCTGTTTTTTCCTCTTCTGGTTGCGACTTTTCAGCTTCAACCTCCCTTGCGATATGATCAGGTACCAGTACCTCTTTCATCGTTTTGTATACTCCTTTCTAGCAACGCTTTTAATTCTTGCTCTACGTCTTCGATAGCGTTGTGACGACCACGTAGATAAGCATATTCTTGGAAATCTTTGGCTCCGTTAAGAATCAAATCTTCTAAAGAATGTTTCTTTTCCTTCAGAAGCTTTTGTAAAGCCTCTGCAAGCCAAATCAAATCCATTAATAAATACCAGAGAACTTGCCACCAAACTCGGCTGCACCCATTCCTCTAGCTTTACCTTTTCCCATACCTGGTTTTGGTGTGGTGTTGGCATCAAAAGACTTTGCTTTTTTAGTTTGCAAAGTACCTTTGTTAGAATAAGACTGTTTGCCGTCTAGTATTTTTGGTGTTCCCTGTTCGCTTACTTTTGTAACTTTTATCATATTTATAATTGTTTTAATCCAAGATCAATTAATTTTAGTTCTTTTTGTTGGTCGAGTCTATCCCTCGTCGTATCGTCCTTCATTTCGGCAATATCACGTTGAGCATCAATACGTTCGCGATCGATCTGATCTTGACGCATTTGATCCATTGCACGTTGTTCTTCTTTTTGTACAAACTGTTGTTGTTCTTGGTTTAATTGTTGACCTTTCAAAGCTAGTTCTTGTTTTCTTATAGTGACTAGAGGATCTTCTTCTTGAGGTGTACCAATCTGTTGCGAGAACTGTATAACTAATTCAGACATGATGGGTGCGCTGAACTGCGCCAATATATTTTGCGCTTGCGATTGTAACTGTTGAGCTTCAACAGGAGAAACTTGTTGCGCTTGTTGTTGCAACTGTTGATATTGTTGCATTGCTTCAGGTGGCATTTGCTGTTGCGCGATTATGTCTGCCTTCATCTGCAAGTGTTGCATACAGTGTGAAATAATATTGGCTTGTACCTGAGCGTTAGTTTGAACAGGTTGAAGACTTAATAAGCTTACGTGCGCTGCGATATGTGCATCGTGGTTCTGTTGAGGAAACGCTTGAGCTGTACCGCCCATCATCAGGGTACTATTTTCCATGCCCGCCTCCATAGCAGGAGGCTGATCAGGAGGCGGTGGAAGAAGCAGTTGGTCGATGTTGTCTACGCCCAATGAAGCGTACATTCTTTTGTAAGCCTCGTAGACTCCACCTGGCCCGTGTATTTGAGGATTTGACTGAACCAACTGCATCATCTCTTGGGCCATAACTATACGTTGACTGGTAGAAAAAATATCTGGGTTGCTAACAGGATAAATGTCGATGCGCCCGTCAAAATCACTTTGCTTGACTTCGTTGATACCACCCGAGACTGAATAGGGATAAGTCGGCGGCAAGCTCTGAGCAAAGATGTCTGATAACAACCCAAATTCTTTTTTCTGCGCGTTATGTAAACGCTTGTGTATTGCACTTAAAACTTTTGTAGATTTTTCCATCAAAGCCAAAGTAGTTCCTACTGGGGCTTGCGAGTTACCTTCGCCTACAGCTATCTCAGCTATAGAGGCAAATCTTTGTCCTGATTGTACTAATAATCCTAATAACGATAACAAAGTACCGCTTGGCTCTTTGAACGGTAATGGCTGTATTGCATCACGTAAAGAGCCTGCTGGTGCATCTACATCACGAAACTCGCCAGGTTGTATAGGCTCGTCTTCGTTACGTATGCGGATGCCTCGAGTCTTGAAACCAGCAGGCAGATTGGAAAGCGTACCAGCATCTATCAATTGTCTTAGTATAGATGTGGAAGCTTTAGACAACCCACCAATCATGTGAGTTAGTCCGAAACCGTAAAATCCTAGACCTGGTAAAAACTTAAAATGAACAAAATATTCAATCTTGTTTTTCATTGGGTCGTCGGCGTTGAAATTTCTTCTAATAGACAGTATGTTCTCTGTCGTTGAATCAATCGTAACGATGTACGGGAGCTTGACCCCCGTTTCTTCGCCACTCTCATCCATATCTTCAAACCCTTCTAGGTCTAAATTACAGTGGACTTCGTATAGAACACATACCTCGTCGCTTTCACCACCTGGTTCTATACCTTCTAGTTTCTCTTTCTCCGTATCCAAAGAGGAATAATTGCTAGGCTCCTCACCTGGCTCTAGCTCTGTTCTTTTGTAAAACCCTATTGCCTGTAGTTTTTTGACATCATTTTCTGGCATCTTGATTAGATGCGTAATACGTGGGCAAGACTCTAGATCAGTCGTATAGTAAGGAACGATTAGATCTTCGGGTGCTATAAACTTAGATACAGGTCTTTGTAGGTTCTCATCGTAATAAACTTTTTTAAACGCAGATCCAGCCAAAGGTAGATAAAATAACATTTGGTCTAAATCTTCATCGTACTCTTCCATCACATGTACGATTTGGTAATTCATAAACTCGCGCACTCGTTGCGCTTGTTCTTCTACTGTAGAGTCATAAGCACC